AACATTTGTCGGTGATGGATCTGGACTAACTGGTGTTACTGCTACTGGATCTGGTGTTGTAATTAAAGATGATGGAACACTAATCGGTGTTGCACAAAGTATTAACTTCGGACAAAGAATAGATGTAGGACAAGTCTTTGGTGGAAATGTAACTATTGATGTTGTTGATTACGTATCCTACGCAAACCTATCGGGAGTTTCTAGTTACACTGTTGTTGCAGGATACTCTTCCGTCACGGATTACTCTCCACTAGCAGGAGTATCTTCATATACTCCAAATGCAGGTGTAGCAACATTTGCACAGTCAGCAGGTATTGTTACTTACGCAGCTGCATCTGGTGTGGCAACTAATGCTGGTGTATCAGAATACGCAAAACTGGCAGGGGTCTCCACATATGCAGGTAGTTCTGGTATCTCTACAGTATCTGGATATGCATCTACATCTGGTATTGCAACAGTAGCACAGAATTTAACAGGAACTCCTTCTATTACTATTGACAATATCAATTCTGCAATTGGTATTGTAACCATGCCTGGTCAAGGCAGTAAGATGCGTTTTGACTTTGATGCAACAGGTGATCTACCTACTTCAACATCTTGGAGAGGTATGTTTGCCTATGCAAATAACGTTAAGAGAGCATACGTTTCTACTGGAACCACCATGGGTGGTTACAACGGATGGAGACAAATCTTACACCAAGATGAGTATGGAAACTACTTCACTGTAGGTGTTATCACTGCTTCTAGATTCTCTGGTGATGGTTCTGGTCTGACTAACCTACCTTCTACAGATAGTATCTGGAGATCAAACGCTACTGGAATCAATACTCTTGGCAAGGTTGGTATTGGAACAACCACATGTGTTGAAGCACTAAACATCACAGGTAATATCAACCTTGATGGAAGAATGGATGGTACATCAACCAACAACACTCTTCCCTTCCTGTGGGCCACATACTCATCTCTACCTCAAGCATCAGATTACCACGGACAGTTCGCACATGCACATGACATGGGCAAAGCATACTTTGCACATGCTAGCAGATGGGTTGAGTTAGTAGATAGAGCAGTAGATGGAACTGTCGGTACATCCACAGACAACTATATCGTAGGTGTAATTACTGCCACAGAATTTAGTGGTACTATTAGTGGACTGACAAGTACAGCAAATATCAATACAACTGGTGTTATTACCGCAACCAAATTCGTCGGGGATGGTTCTGGTCTAACTAATCTACCTGGCGGTGGAGGAGGCGGAGGAGTCGCTGGTGTCGTCGTTCAAGAAGAAGGAAGTACAGTAGGTACGGCAGGAACAATCAACTTTGTTGGTGCTGGAATGACTGCAACTCTCTCTGCTGGAGTCGCAACAGTTCATGTAACATCTTCTGGAATCCAAGTAGAGACAGATCCAATCTTTGTATCTTCCGCTGCATACACAATCACTGGAATCCAAACATCACAGTGGTCAAGTGCATACAGTTGGGGTAACCATGCATCACAGGGTTATCTATCTGGAAGTAGCAACCTCGATGCTCTCAATAATGTTTCCAGTTCAGTACCTTCCACTAACCAAGTTCTAAAGTGGAGTGGTTCTGAGTGGGCTCCTGCAAATGAATCAGGAGGTGGAGGATCCCCAGCTGGTTCCGATAAACAAATCCAGTTTAATAATGGTGGATCATTTGGTGCTGATAGTAGTTTCTATTTTGACACCAGCCTCGACATGTTAAGAGCTGGTGAATGTCTTGGCATTGGCATGACATCAACTGGATCATATAAACTTGAAGTTAATGGTAATGCAAGAGTATGGGGTGACTACCTATACATGGCAGATAGCAGTCATGGTAGTTTAATCCTAGAGAACTCAACATTTGGAGCAAGAATCTTCCATAACAATGGCAGACCTCTCGAATTAAATGCTAACCCTGCTTATGGTGGTGTTGGCATTGGAACAACAAATCCAGAGAATACTAAACTAAGAGTCGAAGGTGATGCATTCATCTCTGGAATTATCACCGCTACAAACTTCTCAGGTGATGGTTCTGGTCTGACTGGTGTTGTTGGTTCTGGTTCTGGTGTAATCGTTCAAGATGGTGGATCTACCGTTGGTACTGCTGGTACGATTGACTTCGGTACAGGTCTCTCCGTTTCTCCAATATCGGCTGGTGTAGTTACAGTTACTACTACTGGCGGTGGTGGAGGCACAGGATACTTTGAAAAGACTGGTGCTGGAATCAATACTAATACAAGTGTTGGTATTGGAACAACCAATCCTCTAGGTACTCAAACTCTACAAATTAGAAATACAGTATTCGCAAGTCATGGAGTTGCATCATCCTCGTTCACTGCATCAGCAGGAACACCTCAAGAGATTGATGCCTTCATAACTGAGTTTATGACTGCGGAGTACACACTACATATTATCAATGGAAATAATTATCAAGCACAGAAAGCATTGGTAATGCATACAGGTGCAGGAACAACTGCATATGTGTCTGAGTATGGTTTGATGTCCGAACCAAATAGAATTGCAGATGTTTCTGTTTCCATGTCATCCAACGTAGTTACAGTGAACTTAGTTCCTCTAGCTGGAATTTCTGGAGTCACTACATATAGATTCACTTCACAAAAAATGATTTGATGGAGGTCAAAAAATGATATCTAACGAAGACGGGTATGAAGAGTGGCTCGAAGAAAGAAGAGTAGCTTTTGAAGAGTATAAAAAAAATCTACCACAAGTTCCAGGCCCAGATGCCAAGAAAGAGTATGTAGTTCTATGTAAATCCAAAGAAGACTGGGTTCATGTTCATGACATTTTAATGTTAGATGGGACACTAGAGGATAATATTCCATCTAGACATGTTGATTGTGCCAGTCACTGTGGACACAGTGATGTTAGAGGCATTTACCTTCTAGATGATTGGGAAGTCGGTGAACTGAAGAAACACCCAAGCGTGGTTGGAGTGAACATCAACCATGCTTCTTATCCAGGAACCTTCATGGATAACCCAGATGACATAACAATGAGCACACCTCTAACGAAAGTTAATAGGTATCCAAGTAATGTGTGGTGTCAAGGGTATATGGATGGTAACATCAATAGTTACCTAGCCTCTTCGCCAGGTGCGAATCTCAAAAATAGAGGTTCACACCAAATGTTAAGACACATGCAAAGGGAGAGTCCTTGGGTAAGTGGTTGGTGGTCCAATGCAGATAACACAGATGGCGTTGCATCAACAACAGGAGCTAGTGTCCAACTAGGTAATAGACTACCACAATACGGAACTGGTAAGGACGTAGATGTTATTGTATGTGATCAGGATATGTGGTTTGGCCACATTGAATTCCAAAATACTTTAGGTATCAGTACACTTACTTCTGCTGATGTTCCATCAAATTATGTTGGTGGTAATGCATTATCTAATAGTGGCATATCTGCTACCGTTGGTACTTGTGATCTATTAGATCTAACTTTAGACGCACCATATTATTTGGATCCAGACTTCTTTAATGCTGATCCATCAAACAGATTAGAGACTAGATGGGATGGAACTACTGTTCCTACAGATGCAGCAGCAAGAGACTGGTGGAGAAACAATAGTACAACCTATAGATCACCTAAGTTTGTAACACTAGGAATCGGAACAGGGACAGCAGTGCCTGGATCCGACTTTGATTTTGGTCAGATTCTAGTCAATACTTTCTACAGCAGATCAGTTTGTAATGGAAGTAATACTGCGTATCAAACTGGTACTGGATACCATGCAACTCCATGCGCTTCTCAAGCATATGGTAGACAATATGGTTGGGCATACAATTCAAATAAGTGGTTCTTGAATCACTACGGAACCAACAACAGTGGTTGGGAAGTTGGATTCGATCAACAGAAAGTATTCCATAGATGTAAGAGAATTAATCCTACATATGGAACAAAAGATCCAACGATCTCTAGTAACAGTTGGGGACATAGACTAACCCCAGATTCTACTGGATGGATCTCCCATAGAAATGCTTCTGGCGATGGTAAAACAGCTTTGGATGGATCTGATATGGTCCAATATAATAGTAAACCGAACTGTTTGGTAGGATACAATAATGCTCAGTTGGGAATTTGTTATTCGACAGACAATAGTGTTATCCAAGCTGGAAAAGAACTGGTAGATTCTGGTGTCCTCTATTTCTATGCAGCAGGAAACCAAGATCAAAAACAAGTCAACGGAGATCACCCAGATTACAATAACTACTACAGTGATCAACAGGAAAGTGTAGAAGACGCCAGAAGGAATGCACTATACTCCAGTATGTTTGGAACTCAGTATTACACTTTCTACAATAGGCCAGGGTATCCAGGACAAATTGGAGAAAGAACTGGAGATGATGGAAGTATTTTCTACAAATCCTTTGGAGTAGGAGCAGGAGATGAAGTTGGTACTACAACTGGTATAGGTACATATTATAGAGAATGTAAAACTTTCTATAGTAATACTGGACCCGCAATCGATTTGTGGGCCATGTGTGACTTAGGTCTCGCAGCATGTGAAGATAACTCAGGTAGTAGGTACAATCGATATGATGCATATTACATCCTTGATGGAGTCACCTCTATTGAATCTGAAGATAGATTGTTCAATGGAACAAGTTCAGCAACTCCTATTGCTGTTGGTCTCATGGCAACTAAGTTGGAATACAATAGAGATTGGACCTGGGCAGATGTTAGACAATGGTTGGGTACACTAGGTAGTTTTGAAGGCATTACAGACGCTGCTGGAACATCTGCTGTCTATACAGGTACAGAAGCTGGTAATAATATAAATGACAGTAATTGGTTAGACTCATACAACTTGCAAGGTAGTCAAGCACCTATGATATGGGACGCTCCAACGGGGAATGAACCAGATCAAACTAAGTTAATGGAAGGTGGAGCTAATCCTATTTCCTTCACTGGAAATATCACAATTAAAATTACAGAATAAATAGTTAAAAAATAGGACCCATGGCAGACAAACCATTTGGTGTAAGACAACTGAATATAGTTGGTGCAGCAGGTACACCAACAATCGAAAGTGCGGCCGAACTAAGGATTGGGGGTCAACAAGTTGCAATTACAACTAATACCTCAGTCACAGGAGTAGTTACTGCTACATCTTTTGCTGGCAATGGTGCAAATATTACAGGTATCTCTACTACAAATATTACCGACTATGGAGTTGGTCTTGGTGGTGGAGGAGGAGTACCTGCAAACCTCACTGCAACTACTTTAGATGTTGTTGGAATTGTAACTGCTGGTAGTTTTGTTACTGATCTGATTACTAGTGACGGAACTGGTAGAGGATTCTGCACCAGATACTATATCACCGCAAACGGTTCTAGTGACTATCGTTTTGCTGGTCCTGGCCAAAGAAATACTGTGGGAAATCCTACTCTCTACTTAATGAGAGGATTTACATACATGTTTGAGAACTCTACTGGTGGTTCACACCCATTCCGTATTCAGTTCACTGGTACATCAACAGGTGTTGGAACATATGTCAGTGGATCTCAGACAGGAATACAGATTTTTACAATCCCACACGACGCACCAGCAAGTTATCAATATCAATGTACCGCTCACGGTGGTATGTTAGGCACATTTGTAATCCCTAGTTAATATGTCACCTTTAGCATTTGGAATCGGTAAATCCCGAGGAACAACATTTGATCCAGCAGTTTTCTACAGTAACTACCTAGTATTTTACTGGAACTGGTCGGATGGAAAAGACTTAGATATTATTGCAAAATTTTTATCACCGAATATTGGTGGTGAATGTGGATCCAGAAGAGGTCCATTGTCTACTCCAGGCAATCAAATCACTAATGGTGATGGTAGTATTGTATACATGCAATGGGGTGGAGATAATACAGAAGACACAGAAGGTTGGGAAGCAATTTATATTGATATTGCTGCGTTGAAACAAGTGCCTGGAGGAATACCAAACAATACCATTGAGTTAGATCTCAGAGCCATCTGGTATTCAGAAGTTGGTACTAACCCAGTTACCATCACTGCATCTGGATATGAAGGTGGAACAATGTTGTTGGAAAAAGATACTCCCAATGTTCCTGGTTTTGGATTCTTAAACCCCACAGCAAATTCATCTTACATTGATTTCAAAGAAACCAATGGCAAAGTATTAACTTCTACAAACAGAGAAGACTCTGGACAAAGACTTACAAGGGTATTGATAGACTTATCTGGTCTAAACTTAAGATTTATTGAAGATGATTAAGGTATCATGGCGTACATTGTATCATTTTTTTAAAAAAATTAAATATAAATACGCCTGAAGGTCTCATTAAACATATG